ATATAATGTCATTCTTAGAAGAAGAAATCAATTTAGACGAACTACCTGTTGATACAAATAGCTTTGAGCCACTTCCACCAGGCTGGTATACCGCGAGTATTGCTGATGCAGAAGTACGCACGACAAGAGCAGGGACTGGCAAGTATATCTCAGTGAAGTATGGAATCACCGGCCCGTCACATCAGGGGAGATTTGTATTTGGCAACTTAAACATCAAGAACCCTAATCCAAAGGCAGAAGAAATAGGCCGTCAGCAGCTAGGAAACATCATGCGAGCGATTGGCCTAACCAAAGTCAACGATACTGACCAGCTTATTGGAGGTGATCTATCCATTAAATTAAAGGTCACCGCTGAGACTGATAATTACGCTGCATCAAATGATGTCAGTGGTTTTAAGGCCATAACAGGATCTATTCCAAAAGCAGAAGCTGCAAAAGCAGAAGCACCACCATGGGCAAATAGCTAAGTCATAAAACGGCGTGGGGGGAAACCCCCACTCTTATTATTTTGGGGCATGATATGAAAATACCAGAGATGGATAACAGCGTTGAAGCTTCTATTGACGCAGCACACGAAGCAAGAAAAGAAAAGCCTAGACCCCATATGGGTGTTTCAGGACTGGGGCATAATTGCGATCGATACTTATGGCTTGGCTTTCGCTGGGCGGTACAGGAGCAGTTCCCAGGCAGGATACTAAGATTGTTCAGGCGTGGTCATAACGAAGAAAAAACGATTGTTTCTGATTTAAGGGCAATGGGTGTGCATATAGATAACACCACCTCTAACCAGTCTAGAGTTGACTTTGGTTTCCATGTTTCCGGTAGTATGGATGGAGTTATTTCTTTTGGTGTACCTGGGGCGATGAATACTAAGCACATACTAGAAGCAAAGACACACGCGCTTAAATCTTTTAACGATGTACTCAAGAGTGGGGTACAGAAATCCAAACCGCTGCATTATGTACAGATGCAAGTCTATATGCTGGGAGCTGAGGTAGATAGAGCCTTATATTATGCAGTCTGCAAGAATGATGATCGTATCTATACTGAACAGATAAAATTAGACAAAGAATTTGCACAGAGATATGTAGATCGTGGCCATAGAATCGTTGGTCTGGATAGAATGCCAGAGCCGCTCAGTTCAGACCCAAGTTGGTATGAGTGCAAGTTTTGCTCTGCCCATGAGTTTTGTCACAAAACCAAAACAACACAGCACGTTAACTGTAGAACATGCGCTCATTCAACACCCATGCAGGATAGCACATGGCGGTGTGAGCTGCATAAAGCAGGTAAGATACCTGTTGATTACCAGCATACTGGATGTGATTCACATGTGTTACATCCTGATCTCGTCCCGTACAAGAGAAAAGATGGGACTGATAGCAGTGCTATTTATGTGATTGAGGGGTCTGATGTAATCAATGGCGATGCAGGATACAAATCATCTGAGATACTGGCTAATCCGCATTATTGCGCTCACCCTGAGGATGGATTTGAAGAGTTGAGGACCACATTTAATGGGAGGATAGTGGGATGAAATTAAGAGAATATCAACAACGTGCCATTGATGACTTGTATAAATGGTTTAACGAAAAAAATAAGGGCAATCCCTGCTTGGTGTTACCTACAGGATCAGGCAAAAGCCATATAGTTGCCGCTCTATGTAAAGATGCACTACACAGTTGGCCCGAAACCCGTGTATTAATGCTGACACATGTAAAGGAATTAATATCTCAAAATGCAGAGAAAATGATGCAGCACTGGCCAAGTGCGCCCTTGGGGATTTACTCATCCAGTCTCAGAATGAAGCAGCTAGGAGAGCCTATCACCTTTGCAGGCATTCAATCCGTTAGGAACAGAGCAGAACAGATAGGGCATATTGACCTGGTGATAATAGATGAGTGTTTTGTAAAAGGAACACAAATATCTACTCCTAATGGATATATTGATATTGACAAGGTGAGATGTGGCGACATAGTATATAATCAATGCGGAGTTGGAGTTGTTGAGGCAACTTCATGCAAAACCACAAATGATTTATATAAACTGGAGTTAAGTAATGGAAAAACAATCCAATGTACAGAAAACCATAAATTCTTCACAAACAGAGGATGGGTTGAAGCTAAAGCCTTGGAGAACGGAGAGGATTTATTCAGCATCGAAAGTATGCGGTCTTTGTGGAAACAAGTTCAAACCTTGGATAAAGATTGTAGATGGGAAGATAAAATCAGCTCAACCAGAACCTCTCTGGAACAAGCAAAATTTTTGCTCAATAAAGTGTGCAAAGAGATCACATCCGACTGTATTGACATCACAAGCAAGACAAAAGATAAGCAAGAGGCTAAAGGAATTGAAACACAAGCCTATAAATCGTGGAGGGAACGGGCAATTGCTATCTTTGCCACAATTAGCATTACTTCACGCATTGGGAGATGGTTGGACTGCGGAGTTTCCAATAAAGACACATGCAGGGCATCGAAATGGAATATATCCGAATTGTTACAAAGTAGATATAGGGAATCAAAAGCTTATGATAGCAATAGAATTGGATGGTGGAAGTCACGGAACTATTCTTTCTCAAGAAAAAGATTTAAAGAAAACAGAATTTCTAACAAAATTAGGTTGGTCAGTGTTTCGTGTGAGAAACGAGAAAGCCCTACACTTGTTTTCAACATTCAAGTCAGTGGACATCCTTCTTACTTCGCTAATGATGTAGCTGTTCATAATTGCCATCTTGTCAGCCATAAAAATGAGGGCGGATATAGATTGCTGTTGAGCGAGTTGCTCGCTATTAACCCATTATTGAGAGTGATTGGATTGACGGCCACGCCTTACAGATTGGGGCACGGATTAATTACTGACGAGCCTGCATTATTTGATGAATTGATTAATCCCGTCTCTATTGAACAATTGATAGAACAAGGTTTTTTATCGCCACTGAGGTCAAAAATAACAAGTATCAAGCTCGATACTAGCCAAGTACATAAGAGGGGGGGTGAATTTATAGAGTCTGAACTTCATGCAGCAGTTGATAATGACCAGACTAATCAGGAGGTAGTGCAAGAAGTGATTAAACTTGCACAAGATAGGAAAGCTTGGTTGTTTTTCTGCTCTGGTGTGGAACACGCATTCCATATAAGAGATATATTGATTGATAATGGCGTTATTGCTGAATGTATTACCGGTGAGACAAAGCAGAAAGAAAGAGCGCAAATCATTGAGGATTTCAAAACAGGTAAGATACAAGCGTTAACGAATGCAAATGTTTTAACGACAGGCTTTGATTACCCAGACATCGATCTTATCGCTATGCTGAGGCCCACAATGTCAGCCAGCCTGTATGTTCAAATGGCAGGCAGGGGAATGCGTCCTAAATCGCACACAGACCATTGCTTAGTTCTGGATTTTGCAGGCGTGGTTGAAGCGCATGGGCCGATAACCAATATTACCCCACCGAATAAAAAAGGTGAAGGCACGGGTGAAGCACCGGTAAAAATATGTGACGAATGTGGGGAGATTGTCTATATATCAGTGACCGTCTGCCCTGCATGTGGAGAGCCATTTCCATTACCAGAAAAGCCAAAGCTTTCACTCAGAGATGACGACATCATGGGGATAGAAGGTACAGAGATAGAGGTCACCAGTTGGATATGGAGGAAGCATATATCAAAAGCATCCGGCAAGGAGATGTTAGCAGTCACTTATTATGGTGCGCTATCTGATCCCCCAGTCACTGAGTATTTATGCGTTACCCATGATGGTTATGCCGGCTCAAAAGCGAGGCAATTACTTCAAGAAATTTTTTTTAAATCTGGCACGTATAACGATGATTTTTCATCACTTGATTATATTGCAATAGACTTGCAAGAATTAGGACAACATCCATCATCGATAGAATTTATAAGGGAAGGACGATTTAATAAGGTATTAACTAGGAGTTGGAGCGATGTATAAAGAACCAGATTTTGTCACAAAATATTGGGATTCACTATCAGTACGGATGCCTAAGTGCTGTCATACTTGTTCTTATTTCGAAAAGGACGATTCATTCTGTACGCATTTTAAATCCACACCACCCGAAGGATTTGCAGCAACGGTGAATTCTTGCCAGAGCTATTTTGATGACATACCATTTTAGGAGAAATTATGATAAAAAAACCAGAAAAAATACCCACAGAATCTTGGGAACAAGCGAT